CGCCGTCTCAAGGATCGTGGCAACATTGACACGGTTTCGGGCGGTCGCGAACTCGTTTATCCCATCGACTACAGCGCGAACGAAACGTACCTGCGCTATGATGGGTACGACTCGCTGAACATTCAGGCGTCTGACGGCCCAACGGCGGTCAAGTACGACTGGGCGCAGATCGCGGTTCACGTCACGGCTTCCGGCAAAGAAATCCGCATGAACAGCGGCAAGGAAGCCTTGATTAATCTTGTGAAGGCCAAGACGACTTCGGCCCTTCGCACGGCGCAGAACAACTTCTCGACGGATATTTATTCTTCGGGATCGTTGACGAACCAGATTGGCGGGCTTGGCGCGCTGATTACGTCTGACGGCACGGGTACGGTCGGCGGAATTGTCGCTGGCACCTATACATGGTGGAAGAACAAGTTCAAGGAAATGACCGGCACGGGTACTTATGCGTCTATTCAGGCGGATATGAACTCGCTCTGGCTTTCCACCGTTCGCGGCAACGACAAGCCGGACCTCATTGTATCGACGCATGATCTGTACGCGGCTTATGAAGCCACGTTGCAGACCAATGCCCGCTACATGAATCCGAAAATGGCGGAACTTGGCTTCGAAGCCCTCAAGTACAAGTCGGCTGACGTTATCTTTGACGATAACTCGGACAACTTCACCACGACCGGCGAGAAGATGTATTTCCTGAACACGGATTATATCAAGCTCGTTCAGCATCGCGATGCCAAGTGGACGCAGGACGATCAGAAGGTTCCGACCAATCAGGATGCCATCATCATCCCGATTTACTGGATGGGCCAGATGGTTTGTACAAACCGCGCGAGGCAAGGAATAATGATCGACGCCTCGTAATCGGTCAGCGAAAGAAAGGAACTTACGAACATGGCTTACACTATCGTTGACCCCATTGCTGGTAGCCAGCCCATCACGACGATTGAAACGACCAAGAAGCATTCTCTTGGCCGTATCGTTCGCGCGAATGATCCGGTCTATGGCTCCGGCGAATTCATCTATCTTCAAGGCGTGGCTTCCTGCGCCCTTGGAACGTGGGTGACTTACAACATGGACGATGGCACCACGACGCGCCTTGCGGCAAATGCCATTGGCCCTGTCGCGGTTGCTATGGCGGCTTGCACTTCGTCTTACTATGGCTGGTTCCAGATCAGCGGTAAGGCTATCGGCAAGTGCCTGACGCTGTTTGCCGACAATGCGGACGTGTTCTGCACGGCAACGGCAGGCTCCGTTGACGATGCCTCGGTCGCTGGCGATCTCGTCATGCTTGCCAAGGGCGCTTCGACCACGACTGTCGGATCGTTTGTGGCAGAGTTTGAGATTGCCCGTCCCTTCGTCAACGACCGCAACGCGAACAAGTGACGATTGCAACAACGGACGCGGGGGTTATCTCCCGCGTTCTCTCTCAGTTTCCGGTCAGCCCTTCCACGCCTGACGGGCAGATGGCTGAAAATGTCCGCTCTGCCATCAGCAGGGGCTTACCGGAAGTTGAACCCAAGAAAGTCCATAAGCATCGTATGGCGATTGCTGCCGGTGGGCCTAGCCTTGCAGATACATGGCGCGACCTCGACGGCGTAATCTGCGCTGTAAATGGTTCGCTTTCGTTTCTGCTGGATAGGGACGTGAAGCCGTGGGCCTGTGGGGTATTTGATCCGCGCCCGCACATGGCCGATATTGTGGAAAAGCGGAAAGACGTTTTCTATTTTCTGGCATCAACCTGTCATCCTAAACTGTTTGACAAGCTGGAAGGTTGCCAGATTGGCCTTTGGCATCCCTTGGGGATGCCGGGGATTGAAGACATAGCCGAAGGTGCAAAGCACTTTATCGGCGGCGGGACCACAATGGGCCTGCGCTGGTTCAACATCGGCTATTTCATGGGGTTCCGCGACTTCCACGCTCACGGGCTGGATAGTTCGTTCAGGGGCAATGCAACGCACGCCTACCCGGATCACACGGACGGGCAGGGCGATACGATATTCATGGGGTATCGAACCCGGTTGAACTTCCTTCAACAGGTCGATGACTTCCGACAAACGAAAATCCTGCTGCGCAGCATGGGAGACGAGCCAAGCATTCGCTTGTTTGGCGAGGGGCTGTTGCAGCATTGCGAGCGCGAGGGTTTATGCTGAACATAATCATGGTCAATGCCTGGAATTACTTGGGCAGGGGGCAGGATTATGTTGACAGGCTGAAAAGTGGCGTAACCCGTAATCTGACGGTTCCTCACACGTTCCACATTTTAACTGAAGCTGATGTGCCAGACGGGACCGTTGGATACTGGTGTAAAATGGCGATGTTCCAGCCGGGCCGGTTCAAGGGGCGGTGTCTGTTCTTTGACCTCGATACGGTCATTGTTGGCTCATTGGATGACATAGCGGCTTATAAAGGCGATTTCGCGCAACTGTCTGACCTTTATTACCCGGAGCGTGGCGCAAGCGGTGTGCTGGCATGGGATGCCGATAAAGCAGCACCGATATGGACAATATGGGAGCGGGCAGGGCGTCCGCAGTTCCATCAATACGGCGACGGCGGCTGGATAGATAGCATTCTGCCTGACTGTGACAGGCTGCAAAATCTCTACCCGGATCAAATCGTGAGTTTCAAAGCGCACTGCAAAAACGGTGTGCCGGAAGGTGCGCGGGTTGTCGCCTTCCACGGCCAACCAAGGCCGCATCAAATGTACGACCTCATGCAACACTGGAGAACCTGAACATGCACATCGCGGCTCGCCCGTTAAAGTTCTATCTCAAATACAAGACTGCGCCTGATGGCTCTACCATTACCGAGGAATGGTGCGACTTTGCCCGTCCCGGCATGGAAAACATGCAAGTTACGCCCATGCGGATTACCAAGAAGGTGATTGAGCATGAGACTTGGGATGCTTGGAAGCCGTATTATGAAGCTTGGAAAAAGGGGCAGGAAATCCCTGAATTTGGCACGCCACTTGGCGCATGGCCGCTGCTGACTTCTGAGGAAGTCCAGGCATTCAAGATGGCCGGTATTAAGACGGTCGAAGACGTCATCAGCATGAACGACCGGCAGAAGGGCGCGGTAAAGCTGCCGAACCTTGAACGCTTCCGCAATGAAGCGCGCATGTTCATGGAAGCCAAAGACCAGCGCGTTGTGGAAATGAAACTGCAACAGCAGCAGGAAGAGATTGCAGCACTCAGGGCAATGCTTGAAGAGCGTGCGGACATTGCGGCGGCGGCTGATGTTCCCAAGCGCAGGGGGCGGCCACCGAAGGCACAAGCGCCCGCGTTTGACACTGACACGATGGAAGACGAGGCCGCTTAATGTCTTTGCTCTCTTTGGTACAGGACGCGATGGTTCTTTGCGGCTTTGAATCGCCCTCAGCGGTGTATTCAAGCAGCGATCCGACCGTCTCGCAATTCAAGACCCTGAGCCAAGTTGAGGGGGATATTCTGTCGCGTCGGTATGACTGGCGGCGGCTCAAGGTTCTGGACGATTATACTGGTGACGGGACGACTACGACATTCTCGCTGCCGACAGACTTTGACCGCTTTGTTACGGGCTTCCCGTTCTTTCTGGACGAAAGCCCGCAACTGCCGCTGGAAATGGTCACTGACGACAGAATGCTGGCATTGAAGGTCGCGCAAACCAACCCGACAAGGCCGGTCTGGCGTCTGTTTGGGAATTCGGTCGAATTTTACCCTGCGCCTGAAACGACAGACGTTATTAAATTCGAATACAGGTCGAAATACTGGATTGTTGAAGAAACCGAAACGACCAGCAAGGCGCGCTGGACGGCTGATACTGATGTGGCTGTCATACCAGAGAGGCTTATCACGCTCGGGCTTGTCTGGCGCTACAAGAAATCCAAGGGCTTTGAATACGGGGAAGACTTCCGCACCTATGAATTGGAGGTGACAAAGGCGGGCTCAGTTGATGGCGGCAGGCAGACGATTGCCATGCGGTCCAATTTCATAGGCGATTACTCGAATGCGGGTTTGACTGACCCGAGAGTAACGCCGTGATAATGGAAGCGCTGCGCTCGAATAGGGCGCGCTCTCAGACTGTCAAGCAAAAGTCTATCCCGACGCCTACGAAGGGCTTGGTTGCGCTCGAAAACATATCCATTCCCATTCCGGGAACGGCACGCATTCTGACCAATTTTTTCCCCAAGGCCGATACGGTTGAACTGCGTGGTGGACACTCCGAGCATTCGGACACGGGCGAGACGGTCGCTGTTAATGCGCTTATGCCGTATCATGGAACGAGCGCCAATAAGCTGTTCGCGGCTTGTAATGATACGATATATGACGTGACCAGCACCAGCGGCGTGGCTTCCTCGATTACCACGCTGACAAGTTCCAAGCTGCAATATGTGAATTTCACGACTTCTGGCGGTCACTTCCTGTTTTGCGTGAACGGGGCAGATACCGCAAAGCACTACAACGGCAGCGCATGGGCAACGCCTGCGATTACGGGTACTACTAGCGACAACTTCTCGCATGTCTGCGTATTCAAGCAGCGGCTCTATTTTGTCGTCAAGGAAAGTCTTGAATTCGCCTATTTGCCTGTCAATTCCGTAGCGGGCGCGGCTTCTACGTTCAATCTTGGCGATGTCCTGAACAAGGGCGGCACGCTCGTAGCCATTGGCACATGGACACATGATGGCGGCACAGGCGTTGATGACCATATCGCTTTCGTGACCTCGCAGGGACAAGTTGCGGTTTATCAGGGTTCTGACCCGTCAGACGCTAACGCCTGGTCGCATGTCGGCACTTATGACACGGCGCGGCCCCTTGGCAATCGTTGTCTGGAAAAGGCTGGCGGCGATTTGATGATCCTGACTGAATTGGGCGTGCTGCCCATGTCGCAGGCGTTGAAGCTGGACGCGGCGGCTTTGGGTACTGTCGCAGTGTCGCAGAACATTGCCCCGCTGCTGAACCTTGCGGCCAGTCGATACAAGGCGAATTTTGGCTGGCAGATGATTGCTGTCCCCAAGCAGTCAATGGCTATTGTCAATGTGCCGATTTCAGAAGGTACCAATCAAGAGCAATATGTAATGAATTCCCAAACTGGCGCATGGTGCAATTTTACGGGAATGAATGCGAATTGTTGGGCTGTCATGGACGGCGCGGCATATTTCGGCGGCAATGACGGCAAGGTTTATAAAGCCTTTGAGTCCGGGTCCGACAACGGCAGCGATATTGTCGGAGATATGCTGACCTATTACGATAATTTCGGCGCGCAGGCTCGGTTGAAAAACTGGAAGATGATACGGCCCTCGATCTATGGCCGGTCGAATGTGACGCCGCAGATTGGCCTTAACGTCGATTACGTCGAGGCAATACCGACAGGGACGATTTCCGCAGCATCAACGGCGACCTATTCATGGGGTTCCATGACATGGGGCAGCTTTACTTGGTCTGGCGGTCTGGCCCTCAGTGCGAAATGGCGACCTATCACTGATAAGCCCGGTTATGTCGCGGCAGTCAGAATGCGGGTGAGTGCATCTGGTACGGGTTCGCCTGTCCTGCTGCAAGTCAATGGGTTTGACATTACCTATGAAGTCGGCGGGGTGATGTGAAACTCCTATTCGGCCAGAACGAATACGTTGGCGGGATAGTTGGCAGCGTTCTAGGGGTGACGTTCTACGGCCCGTACTCAAGCATAGGGTTTCTGGATGATACCGGCCATGTGCGCGGCGGTGCCATCTTTAACAACTACAACGGCTCTAACATCGAAGTAACCGTGTATGCGCCGAACATGGCCACACGCGGCATGATTAGAGCGGTTATGCACTATGTCTTTGTTCAATTAGGCTGCAATCGAATGACAGCCAGAACGAGACGCAACAACAAGGCAGCGCATAAAGCCTTGCCCCGCATGGGCTTCAAATACGAAGCGACCCTGCAACTTTACTACGGACCCGGAAAAAATGATGCGGCTGTCCTTTACTGGATTGACCGCGAAACGGCTCTGAATAAATGGCTCCAAAGGAGTAGCTGACTTGGATGCACCGTCATACCCGACGCCGCCTGATCCTCAGGTAACAGCAGCAGCGCAAACGCAGTCCAATATCGCGACTGCAAACGCTAACGCGAACCTGAACCGCGTCAATCAATATACGCCCACGGGTTCGGTCGAATGGAACAACCTCGGGACCAATCCTGACGGGACGTCGCGGTGGTCATCGACGCAGACCTATTCGCCCGAAGAAATGTCCATCTTCAACCTTGGACAGCGGACCCGGCAGAATATCGGCCAGATTGGCGTAGATCAGTCGGCGCGCATTGGCTCGCTTCTCGGCACGCCCATTGACATGAACAACGCGGTCGAAAGCAGGCTTTATGACCTCGGAAGGTCGCGGCTTGATCCGCGCTTTGAACAGGACCGGGCTTCGCTTGAACAGAGGTTGGCAAATCAAGGCATCGGCGTAGGGACAAAAGCGTATCAGGACTCAATGAGTAGGTTTGAGCAGTCCCGCAACGACGCCTACAACCAGCTTGCCCTTACAGGACGCGGGCAGGCTGTGCAAGAAGTCTTGGCCCAACGCAATCAGCCGATTAACGAGATTTCCGCGCTTATGTCGGGTTCTCAGGTCAGCCAGCCTAACTTTATCGGTGTTCCTGGCGCACAGCAGGCCAATACGGACGTGGCGGGCATCTACAACAATAACTTCCAGCAGCAAATGGCGGTCGCGAACGCTCAAAACCAGTCGCAAAACGCGATGATGGGCGGGTTGTTCGGTCTTGGCGGCGCTGCTCTCCGCTTCTTGCCTTGGGGTTGATAGATGGAAAACGAATTCAGGCGAAACGCAATCTTGCGCGCATTGCTTGGTATCGGCCCCGAAATGCCGCCGCCACAAATGAATCAGCAGCCGCAGCAGTTCCAGCAGGATATGTCATCGCCCAATGTAACGGGCCCTTCTGGAATGCAGTATAATCCGCAGAACACATTTCAGCAGGATTATGCGCGCAACAGCATATTCATGTACCCGCTTCGCATGTTTTCTGGACAACGCTGATGGCAGGCTTTTTCTTTACAGGCGAGGAAGCGGCGGCACTTACGCCGAAAGCCATTGAACGCCGCAGGGCGCTTCTCGATGCACTCGGCAAGGATGCCTATTCTACGGCTCCGGTGCAGCACTGGACACAAGGCGCAGCGCGGCTCGTCAATGCGCTTGGGAATAAATTGGAAGAGAACCAATTAAACCGCGTTGAAAAAAAGAGCATCGACGAATGGAACAAGGGCATTCTTGAAGCTCTCGGCATGGGGACTGGCGGCGCATCTTCTCCAATGCCTGCCGCAGCCCCGGAGGCGGCGGGGGGTAGCGCTTCGCCTCCTGTCGCCTCCCCTGTTTCACGGGAAACAGTGCCGCCGCCCGTCCCGCAACAGCCACTATTGCCTAACCGTCCGCAGATGCCGGTATCGTCTCCGGTCATCGCTGCATTGGTCAAGGGCGATGTGGCAGCGGGCGCAAGTGCCGATGATGCTGGGCCGTCGCCTTACGGTTCTCTGGCGCAACCTAATCAGCCCGCGCCGAACAATCCGCCTCCGCTCTGGACGCAAGGCGGGATGACCAAGGGTCTGCCTGCTGTCGGCCAGATGCCGGTCAATCCTTCGCTTTCGTTTGCGGCTCCTGGCCAGATGGTGCCTATGGGCGGCGCTGCTCCGCAGATGGCGGCTAGCGGCGATAGCCAGTGGCAACGCATGAAAATGCAGGAAAGCGGCAATCGCCAGTTTGACAGAAGCGGCAATGTCGTCACCTCTCCAAAGGGCGCAACAGGCATTGCGCAAGTCATGCCCTCGACGGGACCGGAAGCGGCTCGCCTCGCTGGCCTGCCTTGGGACCCGGTACGCTTCCGCAATGACGCGAAATACAACGAAGCGCTCGGCAAAGCCTATTTCGACGCCCAGCAGCGCACGTTCAACGATCCGGTTGCGGCGGCGGCGGCATACAATGCCGGACCCGGCAGGGTAAATCAGGCGATTGCCCAGCAGGAACGCACCGGACAGCCCTATACCGATTTCCTGCCTCGCGAGACGCAGGACTATATCGCAAAGGTGGCTGGACCTGATTTGCCCGCTGCAAGTGCTCAGGAAGCCCAAAACCTACAGCGCCCCGCTCCGGGTCAGTTCAACATTCCAGGCCAGCAGGGAGCCACGCCAGACCGCACAATGGCGATTATACGCGCCTTGTCGAATCCGTGGGCGCAGCAGGCTAACCCGATGCTTGCGGGCGTGGCGCAAAAGGTGCTAGCGGATCAGATGACCGGGAGCCAGTTTGGCTTCCAACCGGTTGGCGAAAATCTTGTCAGAACAAATTCAAGAACCGGACAAGCTGAGATTGTGCCGGGTCTATCACCGGCAAAGCCGACTCATGGCGTCATTGGAGAGGACCAGTTTGGCAATAAGCAATATGGCTGGATTGATCCTGTAACCCGTACAGTGACGCCCACGGGAACGTCGCCACAACCGCCGCAAGGCGGGCCTGCCCCGGCAGGGCAGGGCGTTCCTCCCGCGCCTCCAGGCGTTGACCCTAAAGTTTGGCGTCAAAAACAGACAGAGAAGCTTGTCGAGGGTAATTCTGGCGATAAAAAATTCGGTGAAAAGCTTGCGACCGACCAAGCCGAATACATCGTCAAAACTGGCACTGACGGGGATGCGGCAGCGCAAGATTTGCAGACTATTGCCGAACTTCGCAAGCTTGGTGATAAAATCACCACAGGCGGCGGCGCGGTCATTAAACAACGTCTTGGCGAGTTTGGCATCAAGCTTGAGGGCGCAAGCGACATTGAAGCCTATTCGGCTCTCATTAACCGCTTAACGCCGCAGCAGCGCGTTCCCGGTTCAGGCGCAACGTCTGACTTCGACGCGAAAATGTTCCGTGACAGTCTGCCCCGGCTTATCAACACGCCGGAAGGCAACAAGCTTGTGCTTGATACGATGGAACGCCTTGCGCAGAACCGCATGGCTCGAGCGGATATCGCCAACAAGGTGCAGACTGGCGAAATCACGCGCCAAGAGGGCATGAAACAACTGTCTCAGTTGCAGTCTGATGCTCGCAAGCTTTCCGAAACCGTGAAAACGGCGGCTGTGAAACCCGCCGCGCCGCAGGCGAAACCCGGCCAGCCGGTCAAGGTTTCGTCGCCAGAGGAAGCCCGCAAGCTTCCGAAGGGTACGCCTATCATTCTTCCCGATGGCAGACAGGGAGTCGTCCCGTAATGGCTGACCCGTGGGCTGAATTCCTTCCCAAGAAAGACGATCCTTGGGCTGACTTTGTTGCGCCGCCAAAAGGGCAGGGCGAAAGTTTTGTCCGTGGCGCGGCGCAGGGAGCCACATTCGGCTTTCAGGACGAGATGGCTGGCATGGGGGCGCAGTCGCCCATTCCTGGCGCTGCTGCGGCTTCACAGACCACGCTAGGCGCTCTCAGCGCGCCAGACGTTATTGCGGGCGGTATTCGCAAGCTGTTCGGCGGTGGTGGCAACTATCAGCAAGTCCGAGACCAGCAACGTACCGAAAACACGCAAGCGCAGAAAGCTAATCCGGGAACTTACCTTGGCGGCACTCTCACGGGTGCAATAGCTTCCGGCGCTCCGTTTGCGGCTTTGGCTTCGGCCCCGACTATCGGCGGTCAGGTGCTTCGTGGTGCGGCTGTAGGCGCTGGCATGGGCGCTGCGCAAGGCGCTGGCGAGGCCCCTGAATTGTCTGCCGTTCCCAATGAAGCCGCTACAGGGGGAGCAATTGGCGGCGCGGTTGGGGCGGCATTTCCGCTTGCCTTACAGGCTGGGCGGCGCGCAATCAGTCCGTTCCCGGGTACGCCGGAACGCTCCCGCCTTGTCGATGTTCTCCGCAATGAGGGCGTTGACCTTTCGGCGGGCCAAAGTTCTGGCAGCAGGCCCCTGCAATGGGCGGAAGCCACGTTGACAGACCTCCCATTCGGCGGCGGGCGTCAGTTTACGGAACGGCAGGGCGAGCAATTCACTCGAGCCGCTTTGCGCCGGGCTGGCACTGACGCGCCTCGAGCAACGCCGGAAGTCATTGACCAGACCTTGACCCGCATGGGCAACGAATTTGACCGGCTGGCTTCCACCAATACAATTACGCCAGATCGTCAGCTAGTTACCGACCTCGGCAACGCAATGCGGGAATATACCGCCGTTGTCGGACCTTCGATGCAGGCTCCTGCTGTCCAGAACGCAATTCAGGACATTGTGCAAGTCGCTCGAGCCAATGGCGGTATCATCCCCGGCGAATTCTATCAGGCTACGCGGTCCCGCCTTGACAGGATGGCAAGGACGGCTCGAGCAGACCCGCAACTGTCGGGCGCTCTTTTTGAAATCCGCAACGCGCTTGACAGTGCAATGGAACGCGGGCTTGCAGCTTCCGGTTCGCCAGACCTTGCCGCATGGCAGGAAGTTCGTAGGCAATACCGCAATTTCCTGCCGATCGAGCGGGCTGCAACGGGTGCCGGTTCTGATACCGCACAGGGCTTGCTTTCGCCCTCTCAACTAAAAAACGCCGTGGCTGCGCAGAATAAGCGTGCCTATGCTCGAGGCGATGGAGATTTGGCGGACCTTGCCCGCGCTGGCGAGGCGGTCATGCGGCCTTTGCCAAACAGCGGAACCAGCCAACGGGCGCTTTACACGGCCTTGTTGGGCGCTGGCGGTCTTGGGGCGGCTGGAATGGCTGGCGTTGACCCGAAAGTGGCGCTGTACGCGCTTGCCGGTCCAGTTGCAGGCCGCGCCATGCTGACCAGCCCTGTAGCCAATGCGCTGTCAAATCGTCTGTTGCAGGGGAATGCTAGTCCGCAGGCTCAGGCCATCGCTCGAGCGCTTGTAGCCGCGCCCGTCCAGCAACAGGCAGTCAGGGATTATCGCCAGAGCTTGCCCGCGCCCTTCTAGCGTCGATCCGGTTCGCGATTTTCCAGCAAACGAAAATGAAGGCCGCAGAGAGCGCCATTAGCACCGGCACGCTCACGACTTCGCTCAACCACTTGAACGTCCAATAAGCCGCTAGCGGAATGCAGATGATGCAGGCCGTTGCGGCTATTCCCCTGAAAACTTGCATAAAAGGGCTCTCCAATGGCCTACAACGGCTCAGGTACCTACTCGTTAATAGACACGCTTTCTAACGGCACGCCGGGCGATGCTGATGAATTGAATACCATACTCACCGACATTGCCACAGGTCTTACTTCTGCTGTCTGCAAAGATGGCCAGTCAACCATGACAGGCCCCCTCAAGGCAAGCAACGGAACCGCTTCTGCGCCATCATACACCTTCGGCAGCGATACGAATAGCGGCTTCTACAGGATTTCCGCAGATACGATTGGCTTGGCCGTCAACGGCACCCTGCTTGTCACTTTCGACAGCGCGGGAATTACGCTTGCCTCGGGCGCGCTGGTAGGAACGGGCGTCGTTGGCACCACGGCCATTGCCGGAAATGCCGTCACCCTCGCCAAGCTGGCTACGCAGGCCGATGCTACCGTATTGGCGAACGTCTCAGGCTCTACGGCAGTCCCCACGGCTGTCACCTATACGAACCTGTTTAACGACGCCTTCGGCTCTACGCAGGGCCAGATTATCTACAAGGGCGCGACCGATTGGGCGGCGCTGGCTCCGGGGACCAGCGGCTATTTCCTGAAAACGCAGGGGGCAGGGGCGAACCCGACATGGGCGGCGCTGAATGAACTCCCGTCCGGCACAAACGGCCATGTGCTGCAATACAGCAGCGGCGCTTGGACTTCCTCGGCTGATAGCGCGGTCAGGTCCAGAGGTTCCGTTACCAATGCGACAAGCGCAACATGCACGGTCGGAACTGGTGCTGTAAATACGGCATCCGTCACCCTGTCCGGTTCTACCTACACGGTGACTTTCACGAGCGCGTTGGCCTCGACAAATTATCAGGTTTTGATTTCCCTGACCGGCACGGGCGGAACAAACTCCGACAGTCAGCATACGAGTGTCGTCAAGTCCACAACGGGCTTTACGTTCAACGTCATTCGATCCTCGACCAATGGCGCGGGGACTTACACCGCTTTTGATTTTGTCGTGTTCGGCGGCTTCTAATGGCTATCCGCAATATCCCGCTAAAAATGGGCGGGCAGCAGATACAGGGATTAGGCGATGCCGTTGATGCAAACGATGCTGTAAACAAGGGACAGCTTGACGCAGCAACAACGGGGTTAGGTACTGTCACAAGTGTAGCGCTCTCAGGTGGCACAACTGGATTAAGTGTAAGTGGAAGCCCGATAACATCATCCGGCACAATCACTCTCTCTGGTACTCTTGCCGTAGCCAATGGCGGAACCGGGCAAACGTCCTACACCGATGGACAATTGCTCATAGGCAATACCACGGGAAACACGCTCACGAAAGCCACGTTGACGGCTGGTACGGGCGTAACGATTACCAACGGCGGCGGATCAATCACAATTGCTGCAACTGGTAGCTGGACGCTTTTAACCAAGGCTGCTGACCAGTCCACAACCTCAGCATCATTCGCAGATGATAACACGCTGAAATTCTCAGTTTCAGCCAATACGACTTATGTTTTTCGCGGTGTCGTCAGCATTGATGCGGGCGCAGGCGGTTTCCAGATTGCCATCAATGGCCCGTCAACGCCAACTGAAAGCCGCGTCAATGCAGGCACAAGCACAACGATAACCGCATACGATTCATCGTTTGCCACAAACGCGGGCAGCGGTGTTTTCCAGTTCTCATTTCAAGGTAAACTTGAAAACGGCGCAAACGCTGGCACGCTTGCAATTCGTATCAGGCAAAACACGGCATCGGGAACCACTACCTTTGAAAAAGGCTCGTGGCTTGAATACCGCTCGATATAAAGGTGAGATATGGCTTCAATACCCGCACGCGCAATCACTAGTTATATCGTCATACATTGCTCAGCAACAAGGCCAAGCATGGACGTTGGCGCTAAAGAGATCCGGCAATGGCATCTGAATAACGGATGGTCAGACATAGGTTATCATTATGTCATCCGGCGAAATGGCAAGGTTGAAGCAGGCCGCGCAGAAAACCTAGTTGGCGCACATGAGCCGACCCGCAACAAAAACGGAATCGGCGTTTGCCTGGTTGGCGGCGTCAATCAAAAAGACTTCCGCATCGCAGAGTCAAACTATACTCAAGAACAATGGGATGCGCTCGAAGCTTTGATCGGCAAGCTTATCGCAAAATACCCAAAGGCGAAAGTTATGGGGCACCGTGATTGCCCCGGCGTAAAGAAGGCGTGCCCATCCTTCGATGCAATCAAATGGGCAAAATCAAAAGGCTTCGCAACACCGTAGGAGATAAGCATGGAACCTGTAGCAAATCCCAATGTAATGATGATTGTTCGCTATGCCATCACGGCTGGCGCGGCGTTTGCGGTTGGCAAGGGCTGGATTGGTGCGCCTGCGCAGGGCGCTCTTGTTGATGGCCTCGTTCAGCTTGTTGGCGTGCTTGTTGCCGTCATTCCGCCGCTCTATGCGGCGATGAAAATCAACAATAAGCCGAAACAGCCGTGACCGAAATCCTGCTCATTGGCGCTGGCCTATTGATTGTCGCTATGGGTTTGTTGGCGACGATCAAGATGGCTAAAGCGGTCGGAGAAGCGAATGCTTTACGCGATCAAGCGCGGGCAGATGCCGAAGCGCAAAGGAAAGCGGGTTCTGTGCTTGTCGAGCATCGTACTGTTGACGATACCACTCGCAAGCTGCAATCAGGGGGTTTCTAGCGGTTGCCCGCCGCTAGTGAGTTACCCGCCCGCATTCCAGCAACAGGCGGCAAGAGAATTGCCGAAAGCGGGGCAGAATGTCCAAACTCTTGTTACTGATTACGGCAAGTTGCGGGATGCTTGCCGGGCAATGCGCTAACGCCCATGATAACTATCCCCTCGAATGCTGCGACCAGCGTCATTGCAAGCCCATAGACGCGCCTTCCCGTGAGGGAGCCTATTGGGTTCTACCGGATGGCAGAAAGTTTCTTGCTGGCACGACGCGCAATTCATCGGAGATAAAGAAAACAGGTTTCCACCTGTGCGACTGGAACCCCGGCGACGTGATTCCGGGCAATTACGAGAAAACCCGGATCGTACAGCCGAAGGGAAAGCCAGTGTGCCTCTTCGTTCCGGCCGCCGAACATTGAGGGAATTGGAATATGAGCGGCACGCCGAACTCGCCGCAGCACGGCATCCGCTTCGACAAGCAGATCAACGTCGGTCATCTACTGACGGTCGGGACGTTAGTCGTTACGCTCGTGGCGGGGTGGGTAAAACTCGACGCGCGCCAGACTACGCTCGAGCAATTGCAGGCGCGGCAGCAAGGAACTATCGACGCCATTGGCTCGAACCTGCAACAGATGATCCGGTTTGAGGAACGACTGACGTATTATGACCGCAGGATCGACGCACTAGAACGCCGTATTGGGGCGAAGTGATGCCGACAAGAATCAACCGGATCGCGAACAGGGTCGCGTTTGGCATTGTCGCCATTTTCGCAATCATCCCGTTTATATGGGGATGGTTGGAAAGCACTTTTCTGCCGGTCTATTCCGATCAGCATATCCAATACCCGTTTCGCACAACTCATCCCGTCTATGGGCCGTCGCTCTGTTGGTTCTGGCGGTCTGACAAGGCGGGTATCCCCGGCAGGCAGTTCCTCTCGGCGCATGGGGAGGTTGATGTCGAAGGCCGGGGCCGCGTTGTGGCGATCCCGTGGGCATGGCGTACCGGTGAGAGTTTTCGCGCGCAGAACGCTTGGCGTTCACAGGACGATTTCCAGCGCGTCGTTTGCCTCGCATGGGATGGAGAATTTGCGCACAAGAAAACTGCGAAAATCGTCATGCGCTATAGCGGCCTGCTACCCGGCACGGAAATCACAGGCGAGACTCCTCTGGTTCGAGTGACCCCGCCCATTCCGTTCAGGCCATATCCATATCAGGAAATCATGAAATCTCGGCAAAAGCCCGAAAACTAATTCGCGCTTCCGTCCCCCGGTGCGCGGATACCCTGACTAGCCCGGCGCCCTCATGGGTTGCCGGGCTTTTTCGTGTTTTTAGGCCGCTTGCGCTTCGGGTATATCTCCCCGGTCATCGCGTCAAAGATTATGGTTTGTCCGCTCTTGATGTCGCCAGGAGCAATCGGTTTTCCGTCGCGTTTTAATGTGACGGCCTTTCGTCCTCTTTGCTGAACGGTCACGACAGGGCGGCTCATTTTTCTGGCCCTTATGTGACGGGTTGAAGGGTAACGGGTCCGACAGGCTTAGGCTCGCGCCCGTACCACTTTTCCCGCGCATTCACGGAGGCATCGAAGATCGCAAGACTGCCGAGCAGATAGTCAGCCAAGATAAAGTCCGGCGTGTTGGACCCGTTCTCCGCGCTCACACGGTTTATTGCCTGCTCAATTTCCTTGCGAAGCGTTATGTTCTTCTCGTCCATTTGTCTGGCCTTTCTTTCACGCTGCGGCAAACAGGCCGCGTTCGGGGTTTCCCCATTGCTCAACCATCGCATCCGCGATGCCAGGAAATGTGTCGCTGCGCAGCTTCCAGCGGTCATCCGAAGGTGGCAGCTTGTTCTGCCCGCCATCGGTCTGATTGGACCAGCGCTCGACCGGCTTGCCGTTCACATAGACAATCCTTCCCGGCACTCGTTTCGTCCCTTCCAAAAGAGGGAGCCCGTCGATCCAGAGGCATGTGGCCTTGCTGGCGTCCAGCGCCTTTTGCAATCCTTCGGCAGTCAATGCGGCGGCTGGCTGTTGTCCTCCTACGGCAATGGCGCGGTGCAATATATTGTCCCGCTGGCGGCGGGTTGCCTTGCTCAGTTTCGACCAAGCGGCTGTTTCCCGGTACCTGTCCACAAGCCAGCCAAATGACCCCGTGCCGGGCTTTAGAGCGGCAGGGACCGGCTTTCCCGACAATGCCGCCTCATAAGCAGCCATGAATTCTTTGGAGCCGTATTCGCCCGGCAGGCGGGTTTTGTGGCCGTCCTTGCGGAAGTACCAGCGCACTTGCCCGTGGCGCGAAACATCGCGCACAAGAAACGGGGGGCGAGGGCGTGGCATGTCGGACATTACAGGACGATTTCCTTGGCCGGGGCAACCTTGGCTTTAGGGGATTGTGTGGAAACCGGGCGGGCAATTAGGGTTCCGTCCGGCTTCAATTCGATTTCATAGCCGCTGGCGACCATGACACGGACAGCAGCGGCCACGATCCGCGATGGCCTGATTTGCGGTGCCTGTGCCTTGTCCGTCATGGGGCGGGCTTGCCTCCTTTGCTGATGGCGGCGGGACCGCCCGTAAAGTTGCCGCTGTTAGCGTCAAGTTCCTTTTCGCGTTTCCAGTTCTCTGGGTTGCTATAGAATCGCTCGTATTCAGCAAGCCGGGCTTCGGCCTGTTCGGCGCGGCGCGTCATGTATTCCAAGTCAGTGCGAAGCGTGCCTGCCGTCATTTCCCAATGCTTGCGCTCGGATTCGGTCGCATCGCGTTCGGCTATGACAGCGCGAAGGGCGGCAGAAAGATCGACAACAATACGCCAAGCGTCACTCGGTTTCCATTCGTCTGCGCGTTCCAACAATTCCTTATAGTCGCTCATATCGTCTGTCCCTCTAGGCGTTCCCGAATTGCGTGATGACGACGCGAACGCGAACTACTTGCAGTTCGATGCCGTCCCAAATTGAAGAATCGTAACCATTCCTGATTTCTTCCAATTCGTGTTCTGCATCGCTTTTTTCGCCAGCAACACAATGCACTTGCCATTCATCTGAGTTTGGTTCCTTGTAGATCAAAGCCCAATATTGACCGGCAGGCGTCTCGTTCATCTGTAAATCCCCTGCTGTTTTGGCAGTTGCTTGAGTAGTGGCTTGCTTGCTCGGCGCTGTGGCTGGACCTTGTGAAAGCCGGGGCCGGATAACTTGCGACCCTCAGGAAATGCGCCAATATGCTTGTCGCGAATGCGCTCCGCTTTGCGTGTTTCCTGAATATACTTCTTCGTTAATGGCTTGTGGCATTCGTTCGTTATAACAAGGCAGTTCTCCAATGAATTATCCCCGCCATCATTTGCTTCCTTGATGTGGTGATATTGGAACTTGCCAGCTACAAGCCGAATGCCTCCGCACTTCCCGCACTCGCACTTGCCGCCGCTGCGCAAGTAGGCTTTCGCGCGTATCTTGCGGGGAAATTCAAGGCGATTGGTCATAGCTTCCGTTCTGCCCTTGCCGTGGCTTCCTCGCTCTGGCGCTCGCTGAATTTCATCCTGATATATTCAA